GATATTATTAAGAATTAATAACTTATTTTTTGCCCATTATCTTTTCAGCACCTGCGATACCGAAAGAACCTAATGTTATGAATACAAATGAATTGTATACCATATCATTAATGACCAAATCTTGTCCCCAAATACCAGTTGTTAAATCAACAATTGCGAATAATGTCATTACTGCAAATGCTGCAAAACCGATAATGGATTTTTCATTGTAATCGTTGTCGTCTTTAAAAATTGCCCACATAACTTTTCTCCTAAAATTCTAATATAGCGTAATCATATTGTAGTGTTAGTGAAATGTCAGTTACATCACTACTATCCCAACTAACATCATTGAAATTTGCATCTGTAATAAATGCACCTTTTAAAACCCATTGTTCAATTTTTTCTCCATTAGGACTTATTAAATTGAAAGTAATATCTTTTTTATATTCTGATGAATATCCGTCTACACCTGTTGTTGATTCTTGATGTATTCTAATCCACTCATTAACTGCTTGTGCTCCTGAAGGAACAATTGGGTCATATAATGTAATTGAAATTGGTTGCCAACTAGCTTTACCTTTTATGTATCGTTTGACATTAATATGGTCAAGGGTTACGGTTTCAAAATTAACCTGTGGTCTTGCTGCAGTTTTAATAAGATATGAAGGTATTCCGTCAATCTCCATAATAAACCTATTTTTCATCTTAGGTTCAAATGGTGTAAAGAATATTTCGTTCGGGTCTAAAAATGCCACTTTATTTCTCCTATAAAATTTTTACTTCAGTAATAAATATAATCAAATTGAAAAAGATGATAATCTACGACAAGTTATTTATATATAATTATTAGAAGTTTTTTTGAAGTTTTTTCTTGACTTTGTTGTTTTTTATCTGTATATTATAATATGGATAATTTAAAAACAAAGACAATTAGGCAAGTATATAAGTTAAAAAATAATTTAAAAAAATACTTGACTTTTACAAAAAGTCTTTGTATATTATAATATGATTGATAATAATAAAGGAAACAATAAAATGGAAAATTTAACAATTAAACCGAGAAATTTTAATAATACATTAGTCGAGAAAACATTTGACTTAGGTGAATATGGAACTACTACTTTAAATGTTTATAGATATAACCATAATCCTATGGAATTATATAAAGCTAATGAAAATCAACCAAGATTAAATCTTGAAGATTATAATAATGATGATTATAATGAAGTAGCTCTTTACAAGGGTATTCCTATGAGATTTAGATTTAATCCAGTTATTAGAGAAATGATGATGACTGGTGGTTTTAGAATTAGGTATCGTGGTGGTAGCAAACCACAATATGGTTTTGTAAGAAGTCAATACAATACCATAGCAGAATATGCTGATACCTTCGCAATTTATCCTAAATAGGTGTTAATATCGTAATCCGCTTGGAACCTATTTTGTTTCCTTAAACAAAAAACCCCCGAGAGTATCGGGGGTTTTTCTTAATCAATATTCCTATTAGTCTTGGAATGCTGCTCCTGTTGGTTGAACTACAAAGTCCAATACGATAAATTCAGCAGTTCTTGTAGGTTGGATAAATATCTGTCCTACTAACTGATTTCTATCAACAACATCTGGTGTGTTGTTTGAATCGTCCATAACTACTCTGAAAGCAGATAGACCTGAATTTGCTTGAACTTGTTCTAAGTAAGGATTCACAATATTTAGGAATCTGTTTCTTAGAGCTGCTGTGTTTTGTTCAAATACCAAGAATCTTGAAGTTGATGCGATGAACTTTCTCAAGTTAATCAACAATCTTCTTACATTGATTCTGTCTAATGCACTTGGTTTACCTTGAAGTGTTTTTTGTCCGAACACGACTACACCTTGACCTGGGAAAGATGCGATTGGGTTTACACGATTTTCGTATAAATCATCTCTTTCTAAGTTGGTTAGTCTTGTTTTTGCTTCTAATACACTTGTTAAACCACCACGATTTAGACCTGCTGGTGCGAACCACTCTTGACCAATTCTATCATTGTTTGCATAAACACCTGGTAGAACTACTGAAGGTGGAACCCAAGTTGGTTTACCTTTAACATCATCAGTAATTTTAACCCAAGGATAATATGTTGCAACATAGTTTGAATCTATTGTTTTAACATCATCTATTGCATTCTGTATAGAAGCTGAATAGTGAGAGCCGTCCATAATAAAGAAAGCATCTGCTCTTGCTTCTATTTTATCAATAGCGTGGTTAGTTACTGATGAGTGAATTGAGTGAATAACACCTGGTAAAGCCAATAAGTTGATATCAAACTCATCTGGATTTGAAATAGCATTGATTGCTCTGATGTATGACAATGAACCAGTAGCACTCGCTGAACTTAAATCAAAACCTTGTGTGTTGTTACCAACGATATTTGTTCCGGTTAATCTTGCTTTTGCAGGATTTGAACCGTCAAATCCACCTTGGAAAGGAACTTGGAACTTTAATTGTCTGTAATCAGAACCTGTAATGGTTAGTAAATTACTACCATCTGTGTAGGTTGAACCCAATACTGACGCGTCGTCGTGTCCGTATGCATCTTCCAAACTCATTGTTATATTGTTACCAGCACCTGCTGATGTAGGTAATGGTGCTAACAATTGTTGGTGGTCAACATTATTAAAGTCTAATCCATAGTAAGCATTTTGGTCATATGAACCACGAGAGTTTAACTGACCTGTATCTGCTGAAGTTCCAAGGTATGAAGATGTTGGGAACGCCATTGAACCACTACCTCCTGATGATGCAAGAGTTACATTGTGTGGATTTAATGGTGCTGCAAATCCCATAGGAACTAATTCTTTTGAAATTCCTGTTAAATTAGAATAATCAGAAACACGAATATATCTTGATTGATTTGGATAATCACCATTGTTGGTTAGTTTTCCGTTTGAATCAATTGTGGTATATTTGTCACCAATTACTCTTGGTAGATAGTTTTGTGAATCTTCATCAAAATTTAAATTTTGGAAGTTCTCCAATACTACTCCGTCGTCGTTTTTGCCTGGATTATTTACAATCACTTGTAAACTAAATGAACCATAATCTGAACCAGGAACATCTGCAGCTTCTTTAACATCAGAAATACCAATTCTGTATTTACTATTGATGTTACTTCCGTGTGATAATGTTCTGATTTTAAATAAACTTGTTCTTGCTGAGTTTACTAATTGTGATTGAATGTAAGGTGTAGCTGCTTCTTGGAAATCAAATGAAAATAATTCATCTGAACTACTTGCGATAGTTATTGTATCGGAAGAGCCTGCACCATTTTGTGTGTTTTGGAAATTTGAATACACATAAAGTGATTTGTTTGCATCTTGTGGGTTATCACTAAATACTTTTGTAATATAGTTTGCAGAACTTGAATCAAATGATAATGAATATGAAGTTCCTTGAACTGTTAAAGTAAATGATGATTTTGTTCCACCATCACTTAAAGAAGCACTTGTTGGCCCTGCAATTTCTAAATTGTCTGGGTCTGATGCACCTCTTGAAGGTTTTAGTGTTGCCGCAACTGCGTGACCTGAACCACTAATACCTAATGTAATGGTATCATTTGAGTATCCACCTAATCCTAAAACACGAACGATTGTAAGTGTTCCTGCATTACGAAGATATTGTTTCGCAGTGTAAGGAACATAAAAGTCTTGATTATCTTTACCGAAAATAGTTTCAAATTCTCCTAAGTTACGAACTACCGTAGGAACAAATGCAGGCCCCATTTCTGTTGGCCCGATTAATGCTGCTCCAATGTTTCCGATTCCTTGTGGAAGAAATGATAAATCTTTTTCTCTGGTAAAAACACCAGGACTGACTATTCTTTCAGCCATTTTGTTTCTCCTAATTGGTTATCTTGGATAAGATTTCAGTATATATAAATAGTATTGAGATTTACCAAAATATATCTACTGAGTCAATTTTTTTAATTAATTATTTGGTGTAAAAACACCGGTATTTATATCCAAATTACCTGCTCCGTATTTCTCGGTTAAGTCTTGAACTAATCGTCTTTCAAGTTGAATTGTTTCGTTGTATTGTGTTTCTAAACGAACTTTTTCATTATCAAGTTGTTCTAAACGATTTTCAATTTGGATTCTATTGATTTCTAAATTACCAAAAGCACTTGTAATACCATTATAACGATTTCTTAAATCTTCTAATGATTGAAGTTCTTCTTGAGTAAATTTGATTTCTTTAGATTTTTTTGCCATTATAACTCCTATTTTGTGTAATAATAAATATAAACTTAATTATCAAAACGACGGAAAAATCGTCTTGAATTTGATTTAAAATTTTCTCTTATTTCTCTTGGTGTTAAGATTACATTATAGTATGATGCTTTAATAATTTCACCTGACCAAAAGTCTGTTGGGGTTCCACTACTCAAGCTACAACCGATAAAAAAGTCATCAGTTGCAAAATCAAAGTTTTGTGTTACGGTTCCACTACCACTAAATACTTTTCCATTACGATACACAATAGGATTTGAACCTTGTGTATGTGTTACTGCT